TGTTTACTAAGTTAGATGACTCTGCAAAAGCAGGTTCATAGTGTTTAACCTCTTTGACTAATCCTGAGGCACCTATTGTTGATGATGTAAATGTATTAGAGTTGTCACCAATGTAAGTTCTTTCAACCACACTTTTAATTATGTTACCAGTATAGATAGGACCAAAGAAGTATGTCTTCATTGTGAAGTCTAAAGTATACTCTATAACTCTTCTATCTTCCATAGAACCTTCGTAATCGTCTTGGAATGATACAGAGTTTAGAACTATGGGTACATCTCTATGGTCTGCCATGGAGTCAACCATTTTCATTGTGACTGTATACTCTGGTTGAAAATATGGTAATATCTGTTCTACTATTTGTAGTGCATCGTTCATGTTCTTAGTTAGAATAGACAATGTGAAATTTAAGTTGTATGGTGCAGGTGCGTATTGAAACCCTTTCTTGCCATTTGATTCCATGACAGGTTTGACAGCTCTTATGAGTTTATTCTGTTGTCTTTGCACATCGTATTCAAAACCTGTAAGTTCAAATGCCATCCTTGGCAACGATATTGCACTCCTATTCCTATCAGACAGATTTGCTTCTTCTGATATTCTATCTAAGAATTTTTGTTTTGGTCCATATGATATTGGTACCATAGGGGAAGACAGAATTGTTCCGTCTGCCTTGACTTTCTTAAACTCTATATTATTGAACATTGTACCAAAGACTGATACGCACCTCTTTATAGTTTCATTGTAAAAATATGTTCCGAACATTATGGTTCTCCAAATGGATTTGTTTCACTCAAGTCTAAGTATGATGAATCTTTATTCTCAAAGTCTAAGTTTTGAGCAGCTGCATCATTGTTAAATGTCATTCTGTCGTCTATTGAACCAATAGTAAATGTTGCACCATTGGCACCATTTAGCACATCACCAACTTGTAGTGTTGTTGTGATATCTTTCGCAAGTAGTTTACTTGTTGGTTGATTCCAAGATACGACTTCTGCAACAACTGTACCACTAAGAGAAAGATTCTCATTAGCAATATAGTCTTGAGAATTTCCAGATGTCATTGTCATATTTAATGAGTATGCCTGTTCGTCTTCTATGAGGTCTATATCAGCAACACCAGTGTCAAAGTCTTCTTGACTGTATTCAAATAGTTCACATCTCATCTTAAATACAAATAGTTTACCTACTTGATAGAATGGGTCTTCGTGTTCTACAAATTTTATCTCAAACATTGAACCACTAAGAGGGAAGTAAATTAAATCTCCTTCGTTGGGTCTAAATGATGTTGCAAGGTTTGAATCTAATGATATGAATCTTTCCCATGTTCTTAATGCGATTACGAATGTTGCCTGGTCTCTTATCTGTAGACCAAACTTAGACATTAAGTCTCCTTCGCCTTCGAATCCATCTGTACTTTCGATGTACATCTCAACACCATACGCATCACCAAATTTAGATTGAACATCTTCATTGAGTATACTATCCTCTTCGATAACTTGTCGAGGTAAGTACATGCAGTCATGACCATAGAATCTAAGTGACTCTACAACTAAATCTTCGTAAAGATGTTGTTCTGAGTTTACTGCATGGTTGAAAAATACATTAGTAGGCATAATTTATTAACCCATCATGTCCATAGGCAACATGTCATGATTCAATCTTGATTCGTCTTCTAATCTTTGAATCTCTTCTTTGGCTTCGTCTTTCATCTGTTGTCCGTCTAGTGTAATTCCGCCCGGAAGTGCAATACCAGAGAACTTAGATAAGTTTTCGCCCCACTGATACTTACATAATGCAGTGGCGTATTTCTTTAACCACATATCGTTGTATACATCTGTAAAGTCATTTGGGTCTATTTTTCTATAACATTCTATAATTAACCATTCGCCATCGTTTATCATATTTCCATCCATATGGAGATATAGTCTGTTCTGGTGTTGGTTGTAATTAATAGGTGTTCTACCTATAAGAACATCGTTCATTAACTGAATGTGTTGTTGTGCCATTTGATAATTCAACATGTTAGTTGAATTTAGACTGAATAGGTCATTCAATCTTAATTGATATCTCATGTCAAACATGTTTAGGGCAGACTTGTCTGCGAATGGGAATATGTTTAATACTGCAATGACTGACTCTGGTAAAACAATATAGTTTTGTTGAGTAGCGAATTGTTCATTGTTGTAGTACTGAGTACCTGCGGCTGATTCTGTTTCAGTCTCGTTGGTTTTCATACCAGTTTTCTTGGCACTAGTTACCTGATGTTTGAGATAAGTCTTAAGAGTACCATCATAGTGGTAGTTATGGAAATATTGTAGAGCCTCGTCTATTCTATCATCAAATTGGTCATCATCAATGTTGATTTCCAAGATTGGCGCACCAAGTTTCCTCTTGATGTATTCTTTAAATGTTGCTTTACTGTTTGGTTTTGCCATAGTAGTATTTCCTGTTTATACTACTATTTATAGTAAATTTAATCTTGGAAGAAAGTTTTGGTTTGAAGTCTATCTATCTTCTCGTCTATACGCTCGATTGAGTCTATAATACGCTGAAATGTCTGTTCCATTTGTTCTCTGGTAACATACTCTTTGGCAATTTCTTCTCGTGTTTTGTTGATTAGAATATCCATTCTTTTCTGTTCAGCAAAGATTCCTCGAATCATCCATCCGACAGGAATTACAACAACAGTTAAAACGATGTTCCAAAGTAAATGTGGGTCTACGACTATATCCATACCGTTATTTATGAATATGTGCTACTGAATAAGCTTGCCGAAGTGGTCTGTTTTGAAAATATTATCAAGTTTTTCTATCTTTGCCTCATCATCATCAATGAAACTGGCTCTATCATTTTCAGGTACACTCAAGTCCATGTTGAATGAGATACTATATCTATCTTTATCTGTCGTGTTTACTGATACCATATGCATCAACCCACTAGGGAACAAAACTATGTCTCCTGTTTTAGGTTGTATACCCCACGACTCTTCCATTCTAGGAGTACCCACAGGCATACCCACAAAATGTTTTGCCGTCTCTATGAATCTAATATCACCTTCATCACCATCTGCATTGATATAACAAGCACCAGAATAACTACACCCATTATGTAAATGAGGTTGATTGAATCCATGTTTGTAGTTTATGTTTCCCCAAGCATTATGCATATTAACTTGACCAGCACCAGGTACAAATCCACAGTATCCTAACAGTTCGTTCTGAGCCATCTTCTTAATGTTTCTCATCAACTTATTGAATATGGGATTATTATCTATACCATCATTTGACTGCCAACCATGACCAGCATTAGACCTATTTCTTCCTTGTGGGTCTCTCGTTCTCATCGCATCCATTTCGTTCTTCAATAGTTCGAAATATTCAGGAGTAAGTCCTTCTACTTTATCTTCTGGTTCTCTCAACCATTGTCTCATACATATTACTGCTGGACTGAATAATTTAATCGCCATCTACATCTCCTTTATGAAACGGACACTCTGGTGGTGGTTCCATTTCTTTAAAGTTTTTACCTTTACTTTTCCAATGACCTTCAGCTCTGTAAGCACCCATTTGATTTGGATTCTCATCTGTAAGTTTGGCATACTTAGTTCTATTTATTTCATCCATTCCAGGCAAATCTTGATGTCTGTTTTCACCTCTGTCGGTGTGCCAGGACTTCTCATCTTTTAATTGATATGTTGCCACCCACTCTTCTCTTTTGAAAGGTATGATTTGAACTAAAGGAGTTCCTTTTGGTATAACAAAGGAGTGTTTAACTTTGGGATAGAAAATAATTTGTGAATTGTCTTGATTGATATTAAAGTCGTCTGTATCTATAACACCCTGCCATGTTGCGAAGTGATTGTTTTGAAATAGAAATGGGTCTAAGTAAAAACATGAATACCCTTTAGGTGTTATTATGTTCCAGGCATTTCTCATTTTAAATGCATCTTTAACTGGACCGTCTTCACCTAGATAACTAAATGCATAACCAAACTGACCTGCTGGATGAGAAGGAGATGCCTGACCTTGTTTTCTGTCGTTTTTGAATTCGTTAGTACCACTTTTCTTTTCATTCTCTTCAGCATCAGTTGTATATGTAAAGGGACCATCTACATTAACTTCCATGTCTCTATTTGCAAGAATCAACCAACCAGATTTTAACCAGTCATCCATAGCAGGACAAGCACGAATAGTTTGCATTCTCTTACCTCTATCGTGTTGAAAGACTTTCATCTTTTTAAACCAATCGGGTGCTAGAGATTTAGCTAAAACCGGTTTAAAGTCTCTAAGACTCTCTTCGTTAAATGTAGTGAAATCTATCGTTGGCATTATATAATTCTTCCTTTTCAATAAGTTCTATTTCGTCACCTCTAAGTACTATAGAACATCTGTCTGCGTATCTGGCCCTAGAATTTGGTGCATCTGCACCATGAGGTATTCTTCCGTCAAACATCAATAGTCTGTTTGGTTTAAACTCGACACTGCCTATTGAATGTTTTTCTATGTGTTCATCTCTACCGTCTAAACCTGCTTGATAAACATCGGGTTCATAGAATCTTAAATCACCACCCCATGCAGGATTCCAGAATGTGTTGTAATAATATAGAAACGATATGTTCCAATCATCTTCAGCTGCACAATCTGAGTGAGTTGTTCCGTGTTGACCATGAGTCTGAGAATTGGTGCCCATGTATTGAAATCTTTTCCATTTGAATTGAAAATCTGTACATATTCTTCTATTAAACCATCTAGCGGACTCAGTTGTCCAATCATTTTCGCCCTTTTCCATCATCGGTGCGCCATTATTATCTGTCTTAAAGAAAGATGCTCCCCAAAGGGAGTGGTGCGGTAAACCTGTAGGATGTTGTGCGTTTACTTGATTCGATTTAGACCATCTAGGTCCTTGACTAATAGTTTTATGAACCCAACGATGTATCGCTGGTTCAAGATAGTCATCAATCACATAGATTTTATTTCCCAAAGGCATCTCTTGGATAGCAAAGGGTTTATCTATCTCAACTATTTCTAAGTCAAACTTAGACATACTACTATTCAATCAATGCTTGTTGCGGTTGAGGAAATCTATTAATGAAGTCATCAACATTTGGTAATAAATCTTCTCTAGTTGCCTTGACTTCATTCATTACATTGATGTAAATATTCCACATTACATCATAGTATTCTAATGCTCGTCTTGCATCTGACCTTAAAGGATGATTTGAACCATCTCTCGCAGCTGCCATAGTATCTACTAAACTTTCGAATCCATAAGAATTCATTTGTTGTTCTGTATACTCTCTACAAACATCATTGATTTGTTGACTGTATTGATTTGCTAATGTTACATCATTAGGTGGTGTAGAATTCTCAATGTAATTCTCAATTGCATCTGACTCTACATCTGTAAGTGAAAGTTTAACTTGGTCATCAAACTGAACATCGTCTTTCCACTCCATAATCTTAACTTCGATATCATCATAGATTAGAACATCATAGTCAAATCCCAATTCTGGTTTGTCGACATTCTCATGTCTCCATTCTAGGCCATTTGGTTTTCTGATAGTAAGATGACCATTCTCACAATAAATTAACATATTCATAATAACTCCATAATTTAATTTTTCTTTAAGACCACTTAAACACCTCTTTTGGTTGATGTTTGTTTCTTAATTTCTCATACATATTTAGGTGTTCTATCTGAGAGGTATCCATACCCTCAATCCAAGGACCGCCTCGTGTGTAATGTACAGCACAAGCACGCCACTTATCTTCTATTGTATCGTGTCCTTCTGTTATAACATACCACTCTGGTATCTCTGATATCTTATCTGTCCATTCGAATTGATGTAGATATTTACCACTTTCAGTATTAACAACTTCTGGTGTAAGTTTCTTACAGTCTTCGTGACCATTATTAAATATCATTAATGATGACCAAAGTTTTTTAGGGTAAGATACATTCTTTTCACCGTTAAATTTTGTTTCAGCATAACTATCAAAATCATACTGTACACATGCAACTGCATCATCTAAGTCTAAGTAGTAGAACATTGGTAAGATACTTTCATTGAATAGTATATCATCATCAATAAAAATACTAAATCCTTCATAGTTTTCTAAGTAAGGAATTAAGAATCTACTATATGTGAACTCTGTTGATTGAGCTGCATACTCTCTAGTATACTCTGGAATCTTTGATATGTCAAGATACTTAACCTCAGGAGTCCAATCTCCCAACATATCATGCACATCGCCTCTACCGGCACCAGATAATATACTACTTTTAACACACTTTGCACTTAACTCAGCGATATTAGTATGTCTAGAATCATAACCAATGTATATGTTTAGATGTTTACCCTTTGACAACTGGTTCACTTTCATGTTATAATCGGTTACACTTCCTCTGAAGTTCATCTTCAACAAGTCACTATGTATCTCTAAGTAACCACGAGTATATGCAAAAGATATTGAATAGTGTTCTGCATCTCGTTCTACAAGTTGTCCTTTCATCTCATCAATCATATCATCTATAGATGTCTCTGGCAAAGGTATAGCATCATGATTGTCCCATATCCATAAATCTAAATTTGGGTCATTCATTGTTTCAAATACACCAGAACGAACTGAACCTGGATGTATTGATAACTGATACATCAATTCTCCATGACGATTTTTACCTGCTGTACTTACGGTGCCTTGAATCGCATTCCATAAACCCTCTTCTCTGATACTGTCTACTAACCAATGAGCCTTGGCGCCATGATAATATACAGAGTTGATACTGTTATTCTGTTGGTCGTCAAAGTCTTTATCAGTGAAGTCTTGCATCTTCTGATATTCGTTATTTGAATTTTTGAAATCCATGGACGAAATTCCTGGTACAGGAGTTTCAGGTGGTGCAGTATATCCGTGGGGTAGAAAGTAATGATATGCCCATGCATGGGACTGTAGTTTATTCCAACCAAGAAATTTCTCTTCCTTGATTAGTTTAGTCATGTCACCCCATTTAACTTGTTTTAGTTTTCCGGTGTGATTCTCTGTAACATACTTTAATGATTTGTATGTGTCGGTTTCTTTGTAGTCTTTTAGAACATCGAACTGACCCAACTGTAGATGAAAACTCTTATCTGTTGGGTCGAGTCCTTGGAGTAATTCCTTTGTATGCTCGAATGATTTGCTTTTGATACTCATAATGTAAATTCCTAAATTGTCTTATATTTATGACGATATAGGAGTGCCTGGCCACGTTTGCGATAGAACACCATCCCAACGGATAACAGTTGTCTGACCTTGTCTAGCATATGTCGAAGGACTTCTATGGTCATAAGTAGAAGGTGTTTGACCTTGTCTAGCATATGTTGAAGGACTTTGATGTTGATATGTGAAAGGTGTTTGACCTTGTCTAGCATATGTCGAAGGACTTCTATGGTCATAAGTAAACGGAGTCTGACTACTTGAAGGATTTCTGTAAGTAAACGGACTTCTATGATTGTAAGTCAATGGTGACCTATGGTCATATGTCAACGGACTTCTATGGTCATATGTAAATGGTGTCTGAGCATTTCTAATAAATGGATTCTGAGCATTTACAGGATTCTGATAATTAGAAGTAGTCTGTCTGTTTCTTATATTAGGTTCTTGTTGAGCTCTAATATTAGGTTCTTGTTGGTTTCTAATGTTAGGTTCTTGTTGACTTCTAGCAAATGGATTTTGTGCATTCGCAATATAAGGAGTCTGAGCATTTCTGATATTCGGCTCTTGTGCTGATTGTTGTGCTGAACGAATATTAGGTTCTTGTTGACTTCTAATGTTCGGTTCTTGTGCGTTACTAGGTGACTGAGCATTTCTAATATTAGGTTCTTGTTGGTTTCTAATGTTAGGTTGTTGTGCTGTTTGCTGAGCATTCGCAATATAAGGAGACTGATAACTTCTTATATTA